TTTACAGGAGGCGCTTCAGGAGGGTCTGTAGCACTCCGTACTAGCTCTGCAGGTAATGCGCTGATTAAGGAGTCCATGACTAATGTAACTCAACGCATAGTTGCACAAGCAGAAGCAAAATTTTTAGAAAACATTTTAAAGTTTTATGTAAGAGGTGAAGGAGCTAGCGTTCTTCGAAAAAATGGTGCTAAAACTAAGTATGGATTAATAAACGCTTTTGCAGAATTATTAGTCATTGCACAAGAATTTGAACGTAATCCTTTAGAGATAGAATTTAAGTCAGGCCCTATGCAAAGTGGTCGTGTTATTTCTAAGGCAAAATCTTCTGCAAAAAGAAAAAGACAAACTAAAGATCCTATACAACACCAGATTACCGTTCAACAGATAGAAGCTTTAGCTAGAAAACTATTTAGGTCTAAGATGCCAAAAGGAACACCTGGAGGTCCGCCTCCGCCTATTAATGAAATTTTAACCGAAAGAACGGGTCGTTTTGCTCAGTCTTTCACAATTACAAAATTTAATAAGTCAAAAGAATTTATTGAATATACTTACGATCCGATTTATAATGTTTTTGAAAGTGAACGCAGAGCACCGAGTAAACTTATTGAAGAGCAAGGATTGCGTCCTGCAGTTCAACAACTAATTGGAAAATATCACAGGTTTATAAGAAAATAATGGCATCTAGACGAACAGAGATAATAGATTTTTTAGTTACACAACTTAAAGAGATTGATGGCGCAGTCTCTGGGTTTAATAGTGGATACACATATACACAAAACTTGTTTAATAATGTGTACCGAAGAGTAAAGTTTTTAGATGAAGTCAACGACTTTCCAGCGCTTTACGTAAGTGCTGGGACCGAAATTAGAGATTTTGAATCTAAAAGTTTGACGGTAGCAACATTAGACGTTACCATAAGAGCATACGTATTTGGGGAAGATAATTCTCAAAGCCTCATAGATGATCTAGTTCAAGATATAGAACACGTTATCTATTCACTAGGAGACAATCCTGATAAGGGCATACTAGATATAACAATAGATAGTATTAGTCCAGATGAAGGATTAGCAATTCCTTATGGATTAGCTGAGGTACAATTAACGACAGTCTATAGACTAGACGGATAAGGAGAAAAGGGATGGCATCTCTTAATTTACAAAGAAATTCCGAGGTATTTATGTCTACCGTTGATATTATCAACGGAGCTGCAGTCACTGCTATGACACCACAAAACACATGGAAACTAGAAGTTCTTGCTGGTTTTGCAATGACTTCTTCAGCAGCAACTCAAGATATTACAAGCCTCGAATCTGGAACAAGCCCAGACCGCTCGCAGCAGCGTTTTAATACTGCTATCAACCCTGTAGACTGGAACTTCCAAGTGTATCTTCGTCCTACAGGTGTTCAAACTGGTGCTGCCAAAGACGGAGATACTGCAGCAACTACACAATCAGGTAACGTAAAACCTGTTGCTGATTGGTATATGTGGCAAGCTTTAGTTTCAAACACAGCTCCTGCTGATGGAGTTGTTGAACAGTCTGTTTGGGTTGGTGGAAAACTTCAAACTACAACTGTAGCAAAAAGTGCTGGAGCACACGCAACTCGCTCTAACTTCTCTACCGCGCAAGAAAACCACCTCTATTTTAAGCTTGATAACGTAATTTATCAGGTATCTAATTCTACAGTAAATGGTGCATCTGTTGATGCTGGTATCGAAGAAATTGCTACAGTAACCTGGAGCGGTTTCGGAACCACAATGAAAGAACTTACAGGAGCTCCACGTGATGTTGCTGTTTCAGTATTCGGCGGTATTAAAAATGATGGTTCTTCTGTCACAGCTAACTCTGACGCTACAGAACTAACATCTACTGCAAAATATCATCCATTCAACCAAATGAATGTCGCAGGTTCTATCGGAACTAACTCGTTCATTAAGAATCGTCTTAGTGCGATTGAATTCCACCATAAAGCTACTGCTGCTGCATCTGATGAGAAGTTCGTCTTCCCAGTTACTTCACTGAGCTTTGATTACAATAACAATATCACATACCTAACCCCAGAAGAATTGGCTGCTCTTAACGAGCCTATTGGTCAGTTTACTGGATCTCGTGCAGTCACAGGTTCTGCTACCATGTATCTTCGTTCTGGAGATCTTGAGTCAGCTGGATTCTTACGTAATATCTCTGAAGATTCACGTACAGCTTCTGCACAAACTTCAAACGCTAACTTAATCATCGGTGGAGCAACAGCTCCTTTCGTAGCTTTCCAGCTCGATGCTTGTCAGTTTGAATTCCCAACCATTGGTGTTGAGGATGTGATCTCAATGACCGTTAACTTTGTTGCTCAAGAAACAACTGCAAACAAAGGTGACGGAGGCGAAGTAACAATTGTCGCCGCTAAATCTTAATTAAAACATATCTGAGGGGATAATTAATGTTTTTACCAGAAGAGTGCCTATCACTTGCAAATCAAGGTCTCCCCTCACCTTTGACTAGCAGATTCGTGATAGGCACTCGTTTTTTTACGAGGGGATACTATGAGTAAAATTAAAAATCTAGTTGCAAAAGAAACCAGTACTTGGGTAGATTTCCCAGATATTGATGGTTTTGAAGTCAATATTCGCTTTTTGAATCGCGAAGACCTAATGAAAGTGCGCAACGCTTCTTTAACATATAAATTTAATAAACGTACACGACAGCGTGAAGAAGAAATCGATAATGATCGTTTTCTTGAGAATTATGCTGAAAAAGCTATTGTTGGGTGGAAAGGCTTAAAAGTAAAGTCTCTTCCTGTTCTTCTTCCTGTTGATATTTCTGGAATGGACGCCAATGATGAAATCGAGTATAGTGAAGAAGAAGCTGTGGAGTTGCTCAAATCTTCATCAATATTTGATCAATTTGTAACAGACGCTATGAACGATTTTGAACAGTTTTCAAAAAAGAAGGCTGAAGAAAACGTAAAAAACTAACTGACTACCTTCGCAATTCTTTATTTGCTGGAGGTATGAGTCAAGATCAGTACATTGATATGTGCGAACAGATGGGTTGGGAAATTGATGAAAATCAAATGCCTAAAGAACCATCTACTTTAGCTTACGAAGTTCAACAAGCACTTCTCGTTTTAAATGTTTTACCAGATAAATGGGAAGGTATGAGCGGCACTTGGCTAGGTAAAGATTACGCAGGTCTTGACGCTATTTTACGAATCTATGAGATAGATAAACCAAGAGATGTCTTTGATCTTCTTCAAGTTGCAGAAAAAGAACTCGGTGACTACTATGCTCACAAGCAAAAAGAGAAAGAATCGCTAGGAAAAGCGAGTAGAGGAAGGTAATTGGCAGGTAAAATAACACAAGTTGTTGAAACTCGATTTAAAAGTGCTGGTTCTCAAAAACTTGTTAAAGAAACTGAAAATATCGGACGCGCTCAAACCCGTTTAGGTCAAGCATCTGCTTCTTCTGGTCGTGCCTTTGCAGCCCAAGCATCAGGACTCGGTGGTCTAGTTGCAGCCTATGCGGGTGCAGCGGCCACCGTTTTTGCTTTACAAGCAGCGTTTGATGCTCTTAATAAAGCTGCTCGTGCTGAAACTATTATTCAAGGTACAAAAGCTCTTGCGCTTGAAATCGGTCAATCTGGACCTAAAATTCTCAAAGAAGTAAAAGCTATTACACAGGGTCAGATTGAGCTTTCAGAAGCCGCGCAGAATATCAACATCGCACTTTCTGCTGGTTTTAATACTGAACAAATTTCTCGGCTAACTAAAGTATCACTTGGAGCTTCTCGTGCTCTTGGTCGTAATCTTACAGACGCACTTCAACGTGTTGTTCGTGGTGCTGCTAAACTTGAACCAGAACTTTTGGACGAATTGGGTATTTTTACTCGTATTGACCCCGCAGTTAATAAATATGCTCAAAGGCTAGGTGTAGCTGCTACAACTCTTACAGACTTTGAACGTCGTCAAGCTTTTGTCAACGCTGTTATCACCGAAGGTGAGCGTAAATTTAGCGCAATCGACACTACCTCTAAATCTACCCAAAAATCTCTTGAACAACTTCAAACACAGATACAAGAATTAGGACTTCAATTTGGTCAGTTTATTTCAAATGCCTTACTTCCTTTGGTTAATTTCTTTAAAAATAATGTCGGTAATACTCTGTTGCTATTTGGAGGAATTCTTGCTTTAGTTTTTGGAAAAGCTACAGAGATTGTAGGTAACTTTGCTAAAAATGGTATTAACAATATATCAGATTTTGCAGCAAAATTTGCTGATTCTGCAGCAAAAGCAAAAGGTGCTACAGACACTATTATTAAAGGACAAAAAGATTTAGCAGCTGAGGTAGCTAAGAATAAAAGGGGGTTAGGAGGAGCTGCTTCTTTTACACAAGGTTTAACCAGAGATTTATCCTCTGAGGCAGCAGGAGCACGTCGCAGATTTTTGAGCGGTGAAGATATAGATCCTAGACAACGTGCTAAGGATACCCAAGTACTTACTAAGGCTCAACAAAGTCTTGCAGCTGCTGGTAGAAAAAACTCTGCTGCCTATGATGATGCTGGTAAAATTCTTAAAACTTATGCGGCAGCAGAAACACAAGCAGGAACAAAGGCTAAATTTTTAACAGCAGCTTCTGTAAAACTACAAGGAGCTATAAAGGGTGTTGCAGCAGCAGCGGCTATTGCTGGAAAAGTTCTTAACGTTGCCTTTCTCGCTTTTGGAGCGGCTCAGTTAGTTGGTTCCATTTTTGATGTAGATTTGATTGGGATGATCACAGATGCTTTTAAAGATTTATCACAAAGATCAGCAGATCTCAAAAATGGGCTAGTTGGACTAACAGTTGCAGCAGCTGGTGGAGGTACTGCTCTTAGTGACGCTATTAAAAGAATTACTGTAGACGAAAAAGTTTTAGAAAAGATACCTGAAACAATTAGAAAGATTAGTGCCGAGATTGAAGATAACGCAAAGAAGTCATTAGGTCTTAAGGACCAAGTTGGATTTTCTAGTACCATAGAAATTGAGAGAGAACTAATGGCACGACAAGAACTTGGACGCGTGGAAGATGAACTTGCTACGGCAAGGAAAAACAACGACGCCGAAGGTATTGAAAGCGCAAAAGTAGAAATTCAAGTTATAGAAGCAATTATTAAACGTATTGGTCTTTTTTCAGCAGAGTTAACTGGGTTAGCTGGAGAATTACAAAGAAGCACCGGGTTAGCTGGAGACAAGGTAGCAGACAGTTTTAGGACAGGAGCTCTTGGGGTAGAACAACTAAATGGTAAACTGTTCATTGCAGGCATAGAACTTGATAAATTTAATGGTAAATTTACAAGCACAGATCTAACTAAAGCACAACAAGAGGCCATTGATGCACAAATTATATTCAATTCTGTTTTAAAAGAAACTAATGAAGCATTTTCAGCAGGTGCTTTAAACTCTGACAAGCTTTCCGCAAAAATTGCTGGACTAAGCTCTCAAATCTTAGAAATTGAGGAAAAAGGTGGTTTAGCAAATATTTCTCCTGGTCCTGGGGCTGTTCAAGAAGCCACAAAACTTCGTGAAGAAGTTGAAAAATTAAGAGATTTACAAAAAGAACTTAAATCTCTTGAAACCATATCAAAAGGTATAGCAAAAGCTTTTAGTAGTGCTTTTACAGCACTTGATACGGCTCCTTTTAAAGGCGTAATAGACTTATCTGGTAATTTAGCAGAAAACACTGAACAAGCAAAAAAGAACCAAGCAGAGTTTTTAACCTCTATAATAGAAACTAATAAAGAATTTGCAGATCAAGTTAAAAACCAGAGAGAAGGTGAAAAATTAGATTCAATTATTCAAGAGAGAGCGCAGAATTTTAATCTCGCAGTTAAGGCAGCTGCTGGTTCTATCATTGAGTACTATCAAACTGCTCAAAAAGTCGTTCAAGCAGAAAAAGTTAAAGCACAACAACTTGATAAACAACTTCAAAGTCTAAAAGAACAACAAGTAATTCAAAAGATGCAACGCGACAATGCTTCCGCTGTTGAGACTGAAAAACAATTAAGAGATGCAGCACAAGCTAGATTTAATCAAGAAGAAAAAGCTTTAGAACTTCGTCAGTTAACCTTTGATTTAGCACAAAAAGAACTTGACGCAGCTGAGAAGTTAGCTAAAGCTCAAGCTGCAAACGATGCAACACGGCTTAAAATAGCTCAGATAGGTCGTCAAACTGGTGCGAACGCCAACGAAGCAGCGCGTGGTTTAAACCAAGGTATTTTAGAGAATCA